TTATTGCAACTGCTGTATTGATCAGTATCTCTGCACCATCATTTGCTGGACCTTATGTCAATTTTGAATTTGAAGAATTGAATCTTGGCACGAAAGCATGTGTTACTAATAACTTCTAATTAAATAGATGGGAGGCACCTCAGAGTCGGACCTCCTATCTCTAGACAGCCAAGTCTTAAAAATGGTCTTACTTAATTGCTTTAAAAACCACATGCACTATTACTTAAATGACCACTATTTTATTCAGACAACAACAACAGAATACTTGGGAAGCCTTTTGCAAATGGGTTACCTCAACAGAAAATAGGCTTTATGTAGGTTGGTTTGGAATCCTTATGATCCCAACACTACTAGCCGCAACTATCTGCTTCATCATTGCATTTGTTGGAGCACCACCCGTCGATATTGACGGCATCCGTGAACCCGTCGCAGGCTCTCTACTCTATGGAAACAACATCATCAGTGGGGCCGTCGTCCCATCTTCCAACGCAATCGGATTACATTTCTACCCAATTTGGGAAGCTGCTTCGCTTGACGAATGGCTCTACAACGGTGGCCCGTTCCAACTGGTCATCTTCCACTTCCTCATTGGCATCTATTCTTACATGGGACGCGAATGGGAACTTAGCTATCGATTAGGGATGAGGCCCTGGATTTTTGTTGCATATTCAGCACCAGTCGCCGCAGCGTCGGCAGTCTTTCTTGTCTATCCATTTGGACAAGGTTCTTTTTCAGATGCAATGCCTCTTGGCATTTCCGGGACATTCAATTACATGTTCGTCTTCCAAGCGGAGCATAATATTCTTATGCATCCTTTCCATATGCTTGGTGTTGCCGGCGTATTTGGTGGGAGCCTTTTCTCTGCTATGCACGGTAGCCTTGTCACGTCTTCTCTCATTCGTGAGACAACAGAGGAGATGAGTCATAACTATGGATATAAGTTTGGACAAGAAGAAGAAACCTACAACATTGTTGCAGCTCATGGATATTTTGGTCGTCTTATTTTCCAGTACGCTTCTTTTAATAACAGCCGTAGTCTCCACTTCTTATTGGCAGCCTGGCCTGTTGTTGGCATCTGGTTTGCTGCTCTTGGTGTATCTACCATGGCTTTTAACTTAAACGGATTTAACTTTAATCAATCGATTGTCCACGGTGGACATGTCGTAAATACTTGGGCTGACATTCTGAACCGTGCTGGTTTGGGCATGGAAGTCATGCATGAGCGTAATGCTCACAACTTCCCACTTGATCTTGCAGCAGCCTCTACTACTGAAGTAGCACTGTCTGCTCCTACTATTGGATAATTAAAATGGCATACGATCCTTCAAACACTTCATTCACTAAAACTTATTACACCGTAAAAACTACTGGAGATACTTGGTTTAAACCTACTCTTGGCTCAAGTGATTCCCCAGATTATACGGCTTCAAAAACTCAGGCTCTTGCACAGTGTCTGAGGATGACCCCACACACAGCTAGTACTGCTCTTGAACTTGTAGCGTCATGATTGAAGCACTGATCCCTATAGTCATCGCAGCATCGACTGGGTTCAGTGTTTTAATTCGTGGCCTATACACCCGAGTTCATGAGTTAGATCAAAGAGTTGACATTTTTGAGTTGCGTGTTGCTGAATCATATATAAGCAAACAAGACTTTTCTGTTGCTCTTGAACGAGTTGAAAACCACATGATACGTATAGAAACTAAATTAGACAAGCTTACCAAATGATTACATTAATTAAACCCATCCTTTTTGCTTTTATTCAATCCGACTCGGTAAAGAAACTTGTTATTGACCTGCTTAGTGCTTACGCTAAGTCTACTGATAACACTCTTGACGATTATGCAGTAGACCTTGTTAGAAAGAATTTAATCTCAGAATAAACTTACCTTACGTTCAACCTCTTTTGGTCGCATGTAACTTAGCTATGGAACGGGAGCTAAGTACAAAGGTACTTTTCATGACCAACATCGTTACCCGCTACATCACAAATCAAAAGAAGAAAGCATCAAACTATAAGGCTGATGCTCTTCGTTATCGTGGTGTGGTCTACAAACAACTGACTAAGTAAGCTTACAGGAAGGTGCAAGTCCTTCCGTCAGTATTCTGGCTTTCAGCCCTTACGAGGACACCTGACTGCCAAAACGTTTTGACAACTAAATACTACCTTTGTGCACAGAGGATCTTGATAATAAATTTCTTAAAAAAATACAAATCAAATGGCTAATACTACTCCAACCCCTTTGGGTTCACTTAATAGTAGCCCCGCGCTTGGCCTGACACAAGGTTATAACGACGGATCTACTACAGGCAAATACGCTACTTATCTGAAACTGTTCAGTGGCGAAATGTTCAAAGCCTATGAGGCTAACTGTATCGCTAAAGATACTGTTCAGAACCGTACACTTACCAACGGTAAGTCTATGCAGTTCATCTTCACTGGCCGTATGACGGCTGATTACCACACCCCTGGGACACCGATCCTTGGTAGTGGTGATCCCCCAGTGGCAGAGAAGACCATCATCATGGACGACCTGCTGATTTCTTCAGCGTTTGTATACGATCTTGATGAAACTCTTGCTCATTATTCATTGCGTGGTGAGATCTCTAAGAAGATCGGCTATGCATTGGCTGAGGCATATGACAAGAAAATCTTCCGTACTATTGCTAAGGCAGCCCGTGAAGCACATCCTGTTACTGCAGCTCCTGGTCCTGAGCCCGGTGGTTCAACCATTGCTCTCGGTGCTGGAAATGAGTTCAACGCACAAGCACTCGTAGATTCATTCTTCGAAGCTAGTGCAATTTTGGACGAAAAGAATCTTCCTCGTGAAGGTCGTTTTGCTGTACTGTCACCACGTCAGTACTATGCATTGATCAGTCAGGTTGATTCCAATATTCTCAACCGAGATTTTGGTGCCTCACAGGGTAACTTGAACTCCGGTGAAGGTCTCTATGAGATCGCTGGTATCTCTATCAAGCGTTCAAACAACCTGCCATTCATGCTTGGCTCTTCTGCTGTAGCGCGTGTTAACGGTGAGAACAATGACTACGGCGGTAACTTCGAGTATCACGCTGGTTTGATCTATCAGAAAGATGCTGCTGCTGTTGTAACAAGTATCGGTCCTTCCGTACAGACCACTGGTGCTGACGTTAAGACCATGTACCAAGGCGACATCATCGTTGGCCGTCTTGCTATGGGTGCCGGCACTCTGAATCCTGCAGCTTCTATTGAGCTGTGGGCTGCAGATAGTGTTTCTTATTGATAGGAGGCTTAACTAATGCCTGCTACTCCTGGAACATCTGCTCGCAAGGTGATTGACCCTGCACTATCAACACAGAATAAAGATCGTACTAAGACGCCTGCCAACCCGGTATCGTCTTCTACTCATGATCCCTTCTTTGGTGTTGAAGCTGGTCGTACCGTTTAAATATTTAAAGGTAAAAATTATGGCTACTGTTACACGTTTCTGTGTTGCAAAGACTCAGAAATCATATTCTGCTGATGGCGTAAACGTTGTAAAGGGTTCTACTGTTTTCAGTGAAACCCAAGACCTACGTAATACTTACGCAAACCCTGCTCCAGACACAACTCGTCTGGCTCCAACTTCTTAATAAATACGGGCTCCTTCGGGAGCCTTTTTTTTAAAATTAATTATGACTGAATTAGAAGCTATTAATAGAATGCTGGCTGCAATTGGCCAGGCACCTGTTAACACTGTAGATCAAGCCAACCCGGATGTTGCGATATGCTCTCGAACACTTAAACAGGTGTCGCAAGAGGTTCAGTCTGAAGGTTGGACATTCAATCGAATCAACAATTTTATGCAGCAACCGTCTCAACAGTTGCTAGTTATTAGAGGTGGTGCAGTAAATGGTGACACAGATTATGTAATGCAAATGGACCTTGCTCATGGTTCACTTTTTTCAAGAGATAAACAAACTATCGCCAAGCTTCGTGGTACAAGTATTTATCTTTATAATGTCACATCGTCTACTTTCTAT